CCCCCCGGTGGCCGCGGCCGGCCGGACGATAGGCCGGAGGCCAAGCCGTTCGTGGGCAAGGACGCTGACGATTTCGAATACACCCGCCGCCGCGAGCTCGAGCGGCTGGCCCAAGCGAAGGCGGTGAACTGATGGGCGGCCTGCGAATCGAGCGGATGCCGAAGGACTCCGACGGCCGCGTGGCACCGACGCCGAGGCAGCGCGAAATACTCGACGCCGGCATCCGCTTGGCGGCCGCGGGCTATCCGCCCACGCTCCGCGAGTTGGCGCAGGCCGTCGGTATTCGATCGCTCAATGGGCTGCGAGTGCAGTTGGATGCTCTGCGCCGCAAGGGCTGGGTCGATTGGCGTGAGGGATGCGCTCGTACACTAAGATTCATGTAGAGGAAATCATGGGACGTAGTTCGAGAGAAAAGGGAAAACGCGGCGAGCGGGAGTGCCGCGACGAGCTCCGCGAGGTGCTGGGGCTGCCCGACGGGGCGGCCCGGCGTGGCTGCCAGTTTCAAGGCGGGCCGGATTCGCCCGACGTGGTGCTCGACGGGGTGCCGATTCACGTCGAGGCCAAGCGGACTGAGCGGCTCTCCCTCTGGCCGGCGGTCGACCAAGCAGGCCGCGATGCAAAGGCCGGCTGCGTCCCGATCGTGTGGCACAAGTGCAACCGGCGTCGTTCGGTCGTGATCGTCGAGACGGCGAGGCTTTACGACCTCGCGGTGGCCGTCGTTGAGGCCGCAAAAAACGGTACTCCCGCGGAGCCGACCTAGTGCCCGTCAAGAGCAAGGAGGCAATCGAAAACCGCCGCAAGGCGACGCTCGAGCGTGGCCGGGCGACGACGCGGCTAGGGGCCGACATCGGCGAGATTGCCAAGCCGGTCAACCCAGAGCGACGGGAAGCCTGCCGGCTCGACCTCGCCCGCTTTCTCGTCGAATACTTCCCGCAGTCGACCGGCCTTTCCCCATTCTCCGAAGACCACAAGCGAGTCATCGGCCGCATCCAAGACTGCATCCTCCGCGGCGGACGATTCATCAACGCCGTCTACCGCGGCTTCGCCAAGAGCACGATCTCCGAAAACTCTCTGCTCTGGGCGATGCTCTACGGCCACCGGCGATTTGGGGCGATCTTCGCGGCCGAGGCCGACCTTGCCACGAAGGCCATCACGAGCATCAAGCTCGAACTCGCCGAGAACGATCTCCTGTTTGAAGACTTCCCCGAAGTGTGCATCCCCGTGCGGGCCTTGGAGGGCAAGCCGCAGCGGTGCAACAGCCAGACGTTCAACGGAAAGCACACCCATATCCGCTGGCAGGCCGATAGCGTCGTGCTACCGTCGATCCCGGGCGGCGTGGCCAGCGGGTCGATCATCATGAGCCGCGGCCTCACCGGCTCTATCCTTGGCCTGCGTCACAAGGCGCCGGACGGCACCCAGCTCCGGCCGGACTTCGTGATCGTCGACGACCCGCAGACGCGAGAGTCGGCGGCGAGCCCGATGCAGTGCCAGAAGCGTCTCGAAATACTCTCCAAGAGCGTGATGAAACTGGCCGGCCACACCAAGAGCATCGCCTGCGTGGTCAACGCGACCGTGATCGCGACCGACGATATGGTCGACCAGCTCCTCGACCAGCGGAAATACCCGGCGTGGCAGGGCGAGCGGATTCCGATGGTGCGGAAGTGGGCCGACAAGCACGAGGATCTCTGGCTCGGCAAGTATCGCGAGATCCGCAACACGTTCGACAAGGATCGCGTCGGCGACCAGGCGAGAGCCCACCGCGAGGCAAACGAGTTTTACGAAAAGAACCGCGAGGCGATGGACGCCGGCTGCCAAGTCTCGTGGGCTTCCTGCTTCGATCCCGACAACGAGCACTCAGCGATCCATCACGCGTACAACGCTCTGATTGACGACGGCGAAGCGGTCTTCGCGAGCGAGTTTCAGCAGGTTCCGCTGGCCAACGAGGCCCAAGCGTCGGGGCTCACGCAGGACGACGTTCGCGGGCGGGCGATCGCGGTGCCGCGGTGGATCGTCCCGGCGGGCCTTGAGACTTTGACCGCGTTCATCGACGTGCAGGAAAAACTCTTGTATTGGGCCGTCGTCGCCTGGGGCCAGCAACTCCGCGGGCATCTGGTGGCCTACGGCGTCTACCCAGAGCAAAACCGCACCTACTACACGCTCCGCGACGCCCGCAAGACGCTGGTGAAGGCCGCGGGCGGCGTGAGCCTCGAGGCGGCGATCCACGCGGGGCTCGAGAAGGTGGCCAGCGAAATACTCGACCGCGAGTTTTCTCGCGAGTCTGACGATGCCGTGCTCCGCGTCTCTCAGGTTTTCGTTGACGCGAATTGGGCGCAGACGGCCGGCGTGGTCCGCGACTTCGCCCGGCGGTCGCAGTGGGGGCCGCGGATCATCCCCACCCACGGCCGATTCGTCGGGGCCAGCGGATCGACGCTCTCGGACAAGAAGGCCGAAAAGGGCGAGCGAGTCGGGGCCAACTGGCGGACGAGCACGATCAACCGCCAGCGACACGTCTTGTACGACACGAATTCGTGGAAAACCTTTTTTGCGGCCCGCTGCAAGCTGCCCATCGGCGATCTGCAGGCCTTCACGGTCCACGAGGGCCGGCACGAAATGCTGTGCGAGCAGTTGGCGGCAGAGTATCCGACCCGCGTGGAGGCCAAGGGGCGCGTCGTCGACGAATGGCGATTGATCCCCGGCCGCGACAACCATTGGCTCGACTGCTGCGTGGGCTCGGCCGTGGCGGCGTCGTTCACGGGGATCTCGGCCGTGGGCGTTGACGCCCGGCCGGGCGTTGTGGCCAGCCGGACCGTCTCCCGCGAGGAGGCCGCGAAACGTCGGGCGGAAATCATGGCCAAAATGCGTCGCTAAATCTGGCGTTGACGCATATGCAGGCTATGGCAGTCTGCGGGTGGACAGTTTCCCCCAAAGGAGATCCACCATGCGTTTCTTGATCGCGTTCGTTGCCCTGCTTGTCGCCTGCCCCGCCCTTGCTGAGACGTTCGTCACGACGACGACCATCACGATTACGACGGCCCAGGCCGAGGCCGAAGGCATGGCCCGCACCGGCATCCTTCGTCACTGCGGCCGGAACGGCGGCCGTGCGGAGGGAATAGGTTTCTCGACCGTGAGTGCCGACCATGCCATCCGCAACTCCTGCTACTGGGGCCAGCGAAAGCCTCGCGAGATCGGCGTCGCCCGCGGCCCGCGGGGCTGGTACGCCTGCGTGAGATACTGGTGATGAGCGGCTCTCTCATCGCACTCACTGGATTGATCTATGCCTGGATTGCCGTCGACCAGTTTTGGCGCGGCAATCCAGGCATGGGCACCGCCTACTTGGGCTATGCCGTTGCCAACATCGGGCTTTACCAGCTCGCTCGTTGAGGACGACCTCGACTTCAACCCGTTCGACGAAGACGACGGAACGATCGGCCTAATCGTTTTTGCGTAGGCTTGGCCAGGATGCCGGGTGTACGGTGGTACACTTATGGGTAGGCGCGGAGGGACCGCGTCCACCTGCCGGAGACTGCCTCTTGGCCGACAACGACGACGTGATCGACGCTCTGGCGGCGAATCTCGCCCAGCCCCGTCGCGCCCGCACCGACGCCGGTGAAGTCGAGCAGCACGAGCTCGACCGCCAGGTGGAGGCCGCCAAGTTCGTTATGCAGTCGCGGGCGGCCTCCGTGTCGCCCTTCAAGAGCCTGCGTATGGCCCGCATTGAGTACCCGGGGGCCACCGGCTAATGGGGCTGTTCTCCAAGCTCGTCGGGCCGTCGAAGCGGACGCTGCAGGCGACGATCGCCGCGCAGCAGGCCGCTATGTCGACGCTGGTGCGTGCCCGCTACGACGCCGCCCAGACGACCGACTTGAACCGCCGGCACTGGTCGCAGGCCGACTACTACTCCGCCGACGCGGCTCTCAGCCACGAGGTTCGCCGCAAACTCCGCTCGCGGGCTCGCTACGAGATCGCGAACAACAGCTACGCCGCCGGCATGGTAAGCACTTGGGCCAACGACCTCGTCGGCACCGGGCCGAAGATTCAACTCGACCTTGGCCCCGACGTTGACCCAGAGCTCGTCCGGCAGGTTGAGCTCACCAATTTCGATTGGTCCGTCAACGTCGACCTCGCCAACAAACTCCGTATCTGCAAGCGGGCCAAGTTGGGCGACGGCGAAATCTTTGGCGTCATGACGACCAACGGCCGGCTCTCCCGCCGCCGCGATGCCGTCACGCTGGACTTCCGGCTCATCGAGGCCGACCAGATCGCCGACCCGGCCGCGTCGATCTGGACGAACGAGGCGGACGGCATCCGCTTCGACGAAGACGGCAACGTCACCGAATACTACGTCCTCAAGCATCACCCCGGCACGGCCCTCGCGACGGCGACGCTGGACGGCCGCTGGGTGGCGGCCGATCACGTCCTGCACTGGTTCCACGCCACCCGCCCGGGCCAGCACCGCGGCGTCGGCGAGATCGTGCCGGCCCTCGAGCTCTTTGCAATGCTCCGCCGCTACACGCTCGCGGTGGTGACGGCCGCGGAGACGGCGGCCGACTTCGCCGCGATCTTGAAGACGACGATGCCGGCCGACGGCCAAGGGGCCAACCGACTCGAGCTCTACGAAACCATGCCGATCACGCGTGGCATGGCCATCGCCGCCCCCGACGGGTGGGAGCCGGTCCAGATGAAGCCGGAGCAGCCGACGAGCACCTACGACTCGTTCGTGCGTCGCCTGCTCTGCGAAATAAGCCGCAGCGTGAATATGCCTTATATCGTGGCGTGCATGGACAGTTCGCAGGCGAATTACTCGTCCATGCGAGGCGATTACCTTGTCTATCGCAAGCATCTGAGCACCGAGCGGAGCGACCTTGAGCGTGTCGTGCTCGACCCGCTCTTTGAGCGTTGGCTCGACGAGGCCGCCCTCGTGGACGGCGCAATCCCCGACGGCCTGCCGCCCCGCGACCAGTGGAATTGGCGTTGGGTCTGGGACGGCTTCGAGCACATCGACCCGATGAAGGAAGCCGCCGCCGACGTGGAGCTCGTCAACAACAACATGGCGAGCCTCGCCGACGTGTGTGCCAAGCGCGGCCTCGATTGGAGAGTCGTGCTGCGTCAGCGGGCGATTGAGCGTGGCGTCGAGGAGGAGTTCGGCATCCGGCCGGAGGGGGCCGCCGAGATCCCGCAGGACAACCAAAACGAGGAGCCCAATCAATGAGCGGTCGCCACCGTCGCGAGTCTGTTGCCGCCGAGAACGCCACCCGCCACGGGATCGTGGCCCAGGCGGACTTCAACGTCGTGCAGCCGGGCGTCACCGCCGACGGCCAAGGCGGCGGCCAGCCGCGGTTTGCACTCACGGCGTACACCGGCCGGGCGATCCGGCAGTCGTGGTCCCGCAACCCGATCGTGGTCGACCTCGCCGGCATGGACACGAAGACGAATGTCGTGTCGATCATGTACGGCCACCAGTACGACATTTCAGCCGCTCTCGGCCAGGCCGACTCTATCGACAATTCGATGGAAGACCTCGCCCTGTCCGGCAATCTGATCGGCGAAGGCGAGATCTATGACCGCGTAGTGAGCTACGCGAAGAAGGGCTGGAAGTTCCAGGCCTCGATCGGTGCCGACGTGAACCGCATCGAAAACGTCGCCGCCGGCGAAACCGTCACCGTCAACGGCCGGGAGTTCACCGGGCCGATTTCCGTAGTTCGTAGTTCCATGCTCCGCGAAGTCTCCGTCGTGATGTTCGGGGCCGATGCCTCGACGACGGTGCAGATCGCAGCGGAGCACGATCAAGGAGAAGTCCCCATGGCTGACGAAGCCAACGAAAAGCCCGTCGAGGCTGTTGCCCCGACGGAGGCCGCGGCGAGCGTCGCCGTGGAAACCCCTGTGACCGCTGCCGCGGTCGTGTCCGAGGAGAAGAAGTCGATGCAAGACCTCAAGACCGAGCTGCTCAAGGAGATCAAGGCCGAGCTGCTCGCCGAAGTGCGGGCCTCGCGCCCCACCGCCCCCGCCGCGCCGGCGGTCCACGTCAAGGCTGCGACTGACGACCCGAAGACGGTCGTGGCGTCGCTCTGCCTTGCCGGTGGCCTGCACGGTGCGGAAAAGGCCTTCGACGAGCGGACGCTCGAGGCGGCTCACGCCCGGCGTGGCGAGGCGTCGCTGGCCCAGGTGGTGCTCGCCGCGGCCAAGGCCAACGGCTACACCGGCCCGGCTCGCATCAGCGAGGGCAACTGCCGCGAGGTTCTCAAGGCCGCGTTTGCGACCCACAGCATCTCGACGATCCTGTCGGCGACCTACGGCAAGTTCCTCCTCAACGGCTTCACCGCCGTCGAGAGCAACTGGGACCGCATCGCCTCCGTTCGCTCGGTCAGCGACTACAAGTCGGTGACGGGCGTGCGGGTGACGGGCGGCTTCGAGTTCGAGCCGGTCGGCCCCACGGGTGAGCTCAAGTCGGCTGACGCCGGCGAGGAGACGCGGTCGATCAAGGCGGACCTCTACGGCCGTCTGAGCTCGATCTCGATGGTCGACCTCGTGAACGACGATCTCGGTGCTCTGACGCAGGTCAGCGCACGGCTCGGCCGCGGTGCCGCGCTTCGGCTCAACAAGGTGTTCTGGGCTGCCTTCGAGGCCAGCAACGCCAGCTACTACGCGAAGGAAACGGCGGCCGCGGGCAACGCGTTCTCGCTGACCTCCCTCCGCACGGCGACCGCGAGCTACCGCAAGCTCAAGGACGGCGACGGCAACGTGCTCGGCGTGGCTCCGCGGATCCTGCTGGTTCCGTCGGACCTCGAGCTCCCCGCCGCCGAGATCATGAGCAGCTCGCTCCTCATCACCGGCAGCGATACCGTCCGCGGCAACGCGAACGTGCTCGCCGGCCGGTATCAAGTCGTGGGCTCGAGCTACCTCTCGAGCGCGTCGACGTGGTGGCTCTGTGCCGACCCGATGGATCTGCCCGCGATGGAAGTCGCCTTCCTCGGCGGTCAGCGCCAGCCGGTCGTGGAGTCGGCCGAAGCCGACTTCAACCAGCTCGGCGTGCAGATCCGCGGCCACTTCTCCTTTGGCGTGGCCAAGGGCGAGAAGAACGGTGCCTACCGGATGGCGACTGCTTGATCTCTGACGTGACTGTGCCCGGCCGGCGGGAGCCCAAGCCCGCCGGCCGGGTCTTCGATCAACCCTAACCCTGTTTCCAAGAAAGAGAGTTTCAAATGGCTTCTATCGTTGGCGAGGGTGCTTCCCTCGACTACACCCCCAGCTCGGCCGTTGCGTCGGGAGACGTGGTGGTGCTCGGTTCCATCGGTGTCGGCATCGCCGATCACGACATCCCGGCGAACACGCTTGGGGCGGTCGTGGTCGACGGCCTGGTCGAGTTCCCCAAGGCCACCGGCGCGATCAACGCGTACGCCAAGGTCTACTGGGACAACACGGCCAAGAACGTGACGACGACGGCGACGAACAACACGCTCGCCGGCTATGCCGTCGCGGCCGCCGCCTCCGGCGACGCGACCGTCCGCGTCAAGCTGATGAAGGCCTAGTGGCGTGCTGACGGGTGCCCCGCGGCGGCGCTTTCAATAGCCGCCGCCGCGGGCGCAACCCGTTCCCGGGAGTATTTCGATGCAGGATATGTTGGCCAAGGCCGAGTCGTGGTTTGAGCAACAACGCCGGGAGCATCTCGCCGTTGAAGTTCAATACCGGCCGGCCGGCACGCTCCTGCCGCGAACCTGCCGGGCCACGCTGGTCGTTGGCCGCTGGGAGTCTGTCGATTCGGCCGGGCAATTGGTGCGGATGGAGAGCCTTGATTTCTTCATCCACAAAGACGAACTGCCGGCCGACCCCAAGAAGGGCGACCGGATAGCCGTCACGGAGCAAGGCGTCGAGAAGTTGTACGAGGTGGCGATCATCGGTGGGGCATCCCACCCCTGGTCGTGGGCCGATCGTTCGCAAAAAATCCGCAGGATCCGAACCATGGCCGTCGCCGGCACAACTGCGATCCCAAACGAGACGCTGCTCGTGCGGGCCGTCGGTTCCTCGACCGCGGCCGCGATCACCGATGCCCAGATCAAGACGGGCCTCTCGCTCGATATGGCCCAATCGCGGGCGATCGAAAAAACCGTCGTCGCCTCGTCGGCCTACCTCTACGTCGTGCTGCCGGTGTCATTTGGCGAGCCCGTTCTCCGCGTCAACGGCTTTCTGACGACCGCCTGGGGGTTGACGCTGCGAAATATTGCCTTTGATGGGCAAGCCTCGCGGCCCTACCGCATTTACCGCTCGACCTACCCGATTACCGGCACGGCCGTCGTGGAGGTTTCGTAATGGCAAAGATCCAGGGCACCAACGTCGTCGCCCCGGTCGTGCCGCTCGACACGGCCGACGTGCATCCGTCGCACGAGGCCCGCTACGGCAAGGGCGGCTATCGCACGGTCGCCACGCTGGCGGAGCGGGACGCGATCCCGGCCCCTCGTCGCGAGGCTGGGATGCTGGTGTTCGTTCAGGCCGACGAAAGTATGTGGAGGCTGGCGAGCGATCTGACTCAGTGGGTTGCTGCATCCACAGTCGGGCCTCAAGGCCCGCCTGGGCCGGCCGGAGCTGCTGGCGCAACCGGCCCGATGCCCTACAACTATCGCGGTGAGTGGGATAACTTCACCAACTACAGTCTGTACGACGCGGTGACGTTTGACGGCGGCCTGTGGTGGCTGCCGGCGACCGGCGGGTGGACGATCGGCGGCGCTCCGCCGGGGTACAACTGGCAACTTTTGGTCGCAAAGGGTGCAACCGGCGACGCTGGTCCACAGGGGCCGCAAGGCCCAGCAGGGGCAGTCGGTGCCACCGGCGCAGCCGGAGCCACAGGCCCACAAGGGCCGAAGGGTGACGCGGGCGACACGGGGGCAGCAGGCCCGCAAGGCCCGCAAGGCGCTACCGGCTCGGCCGGTGCCACTGGAGCAACGGGTCCGCAGGGACCGAAGGGCGATACGGGCGATGCTGGATCTCAAGGCCCGCAAGGCCCGGCAGGGGCAACTGGAGCTGCTGGCGCGACCGGCCCTCAAGGTCCGGCTGGCGTCGTCACGGCCACGGCCCCCGTCACCTACAACTCAGGGACGCAGACTGTTGCCCTTTCTATTGGCACCGGGCTCTCGACTTCGAGCGGCTCGCTCGTCCTGGCGGCCCACAAGAGCACCCACGCGACCGGCGGGAGCGACGCCCTCACGCCCGCCGACATCGGGGCCAGTGCCGCAGGTCATACGCATACGGCACTTCAGGTAAGCGGCCTCGCCGCCGTCGCCACCAGTGGATCGGCGGCTGACCTAACGGGAACGCTGGACGTTGCCCGCATCCCCAGCCTCCCCGCCTCGCAGATCGGAAGCGGGACGCTGGCCCTCGCCCGCCTCCCCGTCGTCCTTGAGCAAACGCAAACGGTGGGCAACAGCGGCACATCGACGACGCTGGCCCTGACCACCGGCAGCGTGCAGACGGTGACGCTCTCGGGCAATTGCACGTTCACGATGCCCAGCCCGACCGCTGGGGCTTCGATCACGTTGATTTTGACGCAGGGCGGGACTTTCACCGCGACGTTTACTTCCGTCCTGTGGGCTGGCGGCACCGCGCCCACGATCACGGCGACGAGCAACAAGCGGGACATCTTGGTGTTCGTCTCGGACGGGACGAACTGGTACGGCACCGCGAGCCAGAATCACTAATGCTCTCCGCGAAGATCGGCTACTTCCGGCCCACCGGCTTCAATCCCCGCAACATCAGCGGGCTGGCCGCATGGTACGACGCCAGCGCAACATCTTCCGTGACGCTGACCGGCGGCTTTGTGTCGCAGTGGAGCGACCTCTCCGGCAACGGACTCCACCTCACGCAGTCAACAGAAGCAAACAGGCCAAGCACAACGACAGTGAACGGCTTGCAGGCGGTGGACTTCGACGGCACCAACGATCACCTTTTCACCAGCACGCAAGCCAACGCCCGCACGGTGTTCAATGTCCATGTGCTTGATGTGGCAAACGTCGCGCAGACGATCTATCACACGCAATCCGGCTCTGGGCTAACAGACCTGCGGATGCACCTTTTGTATTCGTCGGCCAACGAGTATCGCAGCCAGAGTGTCGCCTCTGGCGTGAATCAGGGCGTTTCCGGCGGTGCGAGGACTGCCAATCAAAGGCTGACGGCGCTTACGTTCTCCGGCACCGCATCGACTGGCAGGCTGGACGGTGCTGGCCTCGCTGGCACGACCCTCGCGACGGGCAGCAATCAACTCGGAATATGGCTGGGAATACGAAACATCAGCGGCACGTTGTCGCTGCCGCTCAACGGCCAAATCTGCGAACATATCATCTACGACCGCGTGCTGTCGGCGGGCGAGATCGGGACGGTAGAGCGTTACCTAGCGGCGAAGTGGGGCGTGACGCTTTATTCGCCGCCGTCATATGCCGACTCTGACGTAAACACCTATATCTCTGCGGTGGAAATGGCAGATGGCGGCCTTGCGCTGGAGTCTGGCGTCCGCGATGCCATCAACGCATTCATAACGGGCTGCAAGGCAGACGGCATCTGGTCCGCCATCAAAGCGTCTTGCGTCCTCATGGGCGCGAGGACGCTCGCTGGTGCGCTGGTGCCGCTGGTCGGTGCGGCACCGACGAACACAAACTTCGTCAGCGCGGACTACAACCGAAAGACGGGGCTGAAAGGCAACCAGACAACAAAGTGGCTGGACAGCAACCGCAACAACAACGCTGACCCGCAAAACAATCATCACCTGTCTGTCTTTTGCCAAACCGCGCACGGCACCGGAACAGGCGGATACATCGGTGCGGGCGGATTCTCAACGGGTGCATCGACAATCCAGAACAACAGGGCCAACACGAACACAATGTCATTCCGCTCTCGCAACGCCACCCCTAACAACCCGACTGGTTCAGCGGACGCAACGGGTTTTATGGGCGTGTCTCGTTCGTCAAGCGCCAGCTGGTCGCGGCGTTTTTCTGGCGCTACGGAAAGCGTTTCGCAAGCGTCACAGACCCCTTTCAATCAAAACATCGAAGTGTTCAATCGTGGCCGAGCCTCCAACCTGCCGACCGACGCCCGCCTCGCGTGGTATTCGATTGGCGAGGCTGTCGATCTTGCATTGCTAGATAGCCGCGTCACGGACCTCTACAACGCCATCGGAGCAGCGATCCCGTGAACTGGCTAGACGCCTCCGCACACCTGGACGAACTGGCAACGCTCAACGCTGCCCACGCCGACCGGCAGATTCAGCCGGTGGCAGGCACGGGCGGCACGTTTCTCGTCGGGGCCGATCTGCTCACCGACTGCGGCGAAGGGTGCTATTGGCATGGCTATTGCGAGTGGTTGGAGAAGTTGCCGCCGACCGATGCGGTGCCGTTGCCGCCGAATGAGTCGATGGGCTGAGTACCGTACACCCACAACATACGGTCGTGAACCGTCAAGGATTCCTTGACAGTTGCGCTCTTCACCTTAGAGAGAGTCCAACCGTCAAGCGATCCTTGACAGTTGCGCTATCGCACCAGAAGAGCGAAAGCTAGGTAGTTGCGAACAAGCACCTAGCATTTGTTGCCGAAACGTATCCGAAGCGACACGTTTTCCGTATGAATGCTGATACAATCTGGGCGTTCGCGATTCGGGAAACCCGAAACGCCACACCCGACCAGCACGCTACACCGAGCGAGGGTATATACCCAAATTGGTATAAGGAATGGCACACGCGATCCTGAAGTTCGACCTCTCTGACGCGGACGACGAGCGCGAGCATCGCTATGCTCTGGCGGGGCGTGAGGCGCTGATCGCGTTGGAACTGATCGACAACCGCTGCCGGGCGATCTGTAAGCATGGCGAGCCGAGCGAGGAGACGGCGAAGATTCTGGAAGAAATACGGCAGTTGATTCCCTACGAATTGACGAGCCTGCTCGTCTGAGCGAACCCACCGGAATTGCCGGATAGTTGCACAACACGCCGCAGAGAGGGACACAGATGAACGGCGATCCGCTGGATGAACTGGACGAGCAGGCCGACGAGATTGCCCGCCTGCGGCTCACCGACGAGGAGAGGGCGGCGATTGAGTGGTTTTCGTCATACGGCGAAAGCAATCACGGACTTTGGGGGAAGCACGCAGCCTCGCTTCTCGGCCTGCTGGAACGAACGAAAGTGCGCTCTTGAGCGAAGCGACGGCGTTTCGCGAAAGGCGAAAGTGCGCTATTGCGGCGAGAGCGGGCCGGTGAATCTGGCATAATGGCAATATGCCAACCGCAGCCCCAACGCACGTCCAGCGGCTCGTCGCCAACGAACTAGCCGCCGCCCTCACGGCCTACTCGTGGC